ATTCGGATTTGATCGAAGGTCATCGATGCTTCTCGCTCACGGCCGCAAAAGTCACGCCGTAGACACCCGCCGGCGCCTGCCCGGAATGCCCGTTCTCCAGCGCCTCGGCATATGGGAGGTTCGTCTGCACGGTCGACTCCCCGAATGGCTTGTCAATCGAGGCGACAACAGCCATGCCGTCGCTGATCGTAGTCCCGCCACCCTTGTCCTGCTTCTCAAGGTCATAGGTCATGGATACGCTTTCAACCGTTACCTGATGGCTCGCACGGAAGGTGCCTTTGTCCACTGGCGAAGTCATAACAACGCCCTGCAGCACCTCCATGGTGATGATCCGGCGCTGGTGGGTCAGGTCGCCTTTGACCTGCACCATGAATTCAGAGGGCTTGCGGTCCCAGCCTGCCATGTCAGACCCTCCTTAGCTGGAGCGACCACGAAGCGCCGGCCGGATCCTGCCCAACAGCAAGAACCGTCTTGCCGTTGATCTTGTCATCGACCTTCGGGGTTTCCGTGACTTCCGCCTGCAATGCGGTCAACTTCTCGTCGGTCGCCAGAATCTGGATGCCGTCGACCAGCGCCGCCTCGAAACTTCCGAAAACGCCGCGGCCCGTGTAGGTCAGCGTGCCGGGCGTCCATTCTTCGGTGATCGGGTCGTAGGTACCTTCGCCGGTAATGCGCGTGCCGGTGAACTGCGTCACGGCGTCCGCAAGATCGGAATCGAAAGCTTCGGCAATGTCAGCGGTGATTTCGTCGCGAAGGCCCATGTCAATCCTCAATCACGCGCAGCTCTTCCGCACCTTCCAACCCATGAAAGTCCAGCCACTCGGCAACGATCAGGCTCATAAGTTCGTCGCGGTCATCCAGGCAATCGACAGTCAGCTCACCTTTTGCATTGCCGACGAACACTGATGCCGGAATGACATGCGCCCGGTCGCGCTGGGTGTGCATGGTCATGTGCTGGCGATGATCGTCCAGGCTGGTGATGGTGCCCATGTCAGGCCCTCACAAGCTTAATCATGCTGCTGTTGCCCAGCCAGGGCTGAAGCAACGCCAGCGCCAGCGTTTCGCCCGCCGAAACAATCTTGTGATTGGTGGCGAACGTCTTGGAGCTGGACACGTCGCCGGCTTGAACGGATTTGCTCATCAGTCCATACTCAGCCTGGCCGTAGATGCTGCCCTTGGCTGCATCGCGAGCGACATATGCCGCCGCATGCGTCCATTCCTCCGGCATGGGCTCAAGGTCGGGAAGTTGCTGATTCGTCATCCAGACATTGGCGATCAGCACCGCTTCGTCCTTCTTATCAGCGGCCGCCCAGTCGGAACCGAGCAGCGTATCGACATCCTCGACCGTGATATAGGCAATCATCGACTACTCGCCCTGGTCGCCCTGACCTTCGCCAGCGGCATCGAGCAGCGCCTTCAGGTCGTCGCGCTTAGTGACGCCTTCCGGAATCTCGATGCCCTTCTCTGCCAGCGCCTTCTTGATTTCCGGGATGGTTGTCGGCTGCTGACCGCCGTCGCCAGCGTCCTTTTTGCCCTTGCCGTCCGGGTGCTTGTAGTCGGCCGGCGCAAACCGCGCATCGATGATCTTGTAGCCGCTGGCCAGCAGTTCGGCCTTGCGTTTAGCCGATACGGGGTGCGGCTCGTAAATAACTGTACGTTCTTTGCTCATGAATGCTCCTGGATGGAAGTGGGCCAGCCCGAAGGCCGGCCCCGAGGCTTACTTGGAGGCGTCGCCGATGGTGATGACGCCGGCAGTGTGCTTGTTGCTGGTAGCGGTCTTGTCCCAGTTCGACCCGGTGCCAATTTCCGCATCCGTGGGCGACTTGCCGCCGTTGGCTTCGTCCCAGGTGTAGCCCTTCAGGCCCAGACCGAAGGAGTAATCCACCTGCAGGGTGGTCTCAATCCGGGTCTGGCCGTTGGAGGTCTCGATGTTGCTGATGACGTCGCCACCATCAAAGACGGTTGCGGCACCTTCAGCCAGCGACAGCACCTTGAGCTTTGCAGGGGCTTCGGGCTCCGTCGTCGCAGCGGCAGCCAGGGCCGGAGCATCGGTCACCACCACAGGCTTGCCCAGGATGTTGACCACCAGCACATTTTGGCTTTGGAAGAGGTTCTGAGCGTTGGCGAGGTTCAGGCCGATGAGCTTGTGGTAAGCCGTGCCGTTCATCACCTGCGCCACCAGGTTGCCCGAGTGATCGCCGAACTTGCCATGAGCCTCGTTCATGGCGATATAGCTCACGCCCGCGCTTGCCGAAACGTCGTTGGTGACGTCTGCATTGTTGCTGATAGCGGCTACGAGCGCGGCAATGGCCGTGTTCAGCTGGTCGGCCATCATCGCTTCGGCAAAGTTGCGCGAGGCAACCTCAACCCCCTCGGCGGTGGGCTTGTTCAGCCAGGTCAGCTGAGAGGGCTCAAAGCGGATCGGGCCGAAGCCGCCGGCGATCTTCACCGAGCTGTGCTTGACCTGGGTCAAGTCAGTGGCCGAGGCGGAGGCCTGGGCGGCGTAGCGGTCTACCCGGCGCTGGGCCGAGTGGATGGCAGCGAAGAACGATTCCTGCAAGAAATCGCCATCGAAGCCTTCGGTGGTGAGCCGAATGGCGCCGTTGCTGGCCTCGTTGAACTTTTGCACCATTTGGGCCAGCGTTTCGATGGTGGCCGGCATGATGTACTGGTTGAACACTTGCATTTGGGATAGAGACATGATGTTTCCTTAATGTGATTGATAGGGCAGATAAGTTGAAGAATTCAGGGCATCCGCCCTACTGCGCCACATTCCCATCCAAGACTGCGGCCAAAAGAAAACCGCCCTTAGGCGGCTGGTAAATCGAATTTCGCTGCGATGGCGGCTTTGCGTTCGTCGCGTGAGCCGCCGAAGTTGCCGGCGGGCTTACCGCCACCACCGCCGCCATTACCCCCGGCCCCGCCGCCATTGGCGCCAGAGGCCTTGAGGATGTGTTCTTTGTGTGGATACGCCTCGACCAGCGTTTCGAGCGCCTCGTCAAAGTCCGCGATCTCGCCGGGCCGGGCGCGGCTGAATATCTTCTGGCCGTGCGCGTCATAGGCCACGACCCTCCCTTCCTCGATCTTGAACGCCGCTCCGAAGGTTGCCTGGACCATGTCGGCAGGCACCGCGAGCTTTTCAGCAATCAGCTTGGAGCGCGCGAACGAGCCGCCGATCTTTTCGGCATACAGCTGCTGCTCGTAGGTCTGGACCTTGCCATTGGCCTCGTCCAGCTGCGATTGAAACGCCTTGCTGATTTCGGCCTTCACCTTCTCAACCTCGCCCGCATCGATCAGCTTCTTGCTATCGAGGTTAGCGACAGTTTCCAGGGCTTTCTTGGCTGCAGCCGGGTCTTCGATGCCTTCAAATGCCTTGGCGGCCTTCTCGGCAGCTTCGGCGCGTTCCCGGTGGCTCTTGGCTTCGCCATTGAGGCGGGAGATCGTTTGCACGGTTGCAGCGGCGTCAAACGCCACTTCTTTGCCATCGTCATGCACATAGACAGGCTTGCCGTCCTGCACTACTACGTGGCCGTTCTCGTCGAGCTTGAGTTTCATTGCATCGTCCTTCGGCCATCCGGCCTAGATAGCGGCATCCACCGCGAGGCACCCGCCGATATCCACCGAACGGGCAATAAAAAAGCCCCACTCGAAAGTGAGGCCCGGAAATGAGAAAACCCGCCGTCGCGAGTCTACTTGATAGGTTTAAGCTCCGGCAGCATCTGGCTGAAGATGCCGCGCTGGTGGCAGTGATAACAAACGTCCTTATCTGTCACTGTCCCGCCTGATTTACGGCCGTTCTTAATGAATGCCCCTGTTACCGTGGTCATGATGGTACGCCCGCCACACCGATTGCACTGGATCATGCCATCGGGGCGGGCTCTGCGCTTAATGCGCTGACGTATTAATTCAGCCGCCGGCGGGTCGGACTTGGGAACGGATTTGAGCATTCCACAATTCTACGACTCAAAGAGCGCTTTGTCCTTCCTTTTCAGTTCATCCAGCGTTAGGACGTTTCCCCTAGAATCAGTGAAGCGGTCCACCTGAATCTTCTTGGATCGGAACAGTTCCGCGCGCGTCGCGCCCAGGATGTCGTCCTGCACATCTCCCGGCTGGTCGCGCAGCCAGTCGGAGAAACTCAAGTTCGC